TACCACCTAAAAAATTTAAACCGGGTGGTATAGTAGCTGCTGGTTGTGGTGCTGTTGATTCTAGTAGAAGAAAAGTAACAAAGATGGTTTAATGGCGAAGGATCCAAAAGTAGGAACTGGTAAGAAACCAAAAGGTTCAGATAGAAGGTTATACACAGATGAAAATCCAAAAGATACTGTTAGAATTAAATATGCGACAGTTAAAGATGCACAAGATACTGTTAGAAAAGTTAAGAATATTAAAAAACCTTATGCCAGAAAAATACAAATTTTGACAGTTATGGAACAAAGAGCTAAAGTAGCAGGTAAAAAACAACAAGCGAGTATTGCTAAAAGAGCAAAACAGTTTCTTAGAAATAAGCATAAAAAAACTGGATAGATAAAAATGGCTGTACGAAAAACAAAAGAAGGTTTAGCATTAAAACGTTGGTTTAAGGAAGATTGGAAAGATGTCAAAACGGGGAAGGCGTGTGGCCGTGGCAAGGGTGAAAAACGGGGTACTCCATATTGTCGCCCCTCTAAGAGAATCAGTTCTAAAACTCCCAAAACAGCGTCAGAACTCACAGCAAGTGAGAAAAGATCCAGAATCCGACAAAAAAATAAGCTCGGACAACCTGCAGGAAAACCCAGAAGAGTTAAATCAGTTAGAAGGAGAAAAAAATCATGATGGGAAAAATGAAAACTAAAGGTATGCGTAATGGCGGTAAAGTCATGACTAAAGGTTATCGTGGTGGCGGTAAAGTTATGTCTAAAGGCTTTCGCAACGGTGGTAGAGTCAAAACCAAAGGTGGTAGCATGGGTGGAGCCAAAAAAATGACAGTGGCACAACTCAGAGCTATGGCTAATAAAATGGGATATACAATTAAAAAATCTTAATGTCTTATTTAATTAGTAACATCCCTCATTTTAAATGTTGGGTAAGAAAGGAATTTACTTGTAATCATCAGAGATACCATGGAGAGTTTCTCCATGGTCTCGCTATTGCAGTAAATACTATACCGGATAGGTGTTTAAGTTTTCAAATTGTGTTCACTGGTTGTGAACCAGATGGGGAACCAGAGGATACTGTTCATGGTGGTGCTATGTGGGCGAGAATGCCTATTACAGCATTAGTGGCAGATATACCACTACAAGAATGGCCTACTTTGATGGAAACACACTTGGTACAACCTTGGGATTGCAGTTCTCGTCATCATTCTGTTATAAAAATGGATAGAGTAAGTTCTAGTCCTTGGATGTGTAAGATAGATGGAGAGTTTTATCAAGGAAAGTATTTATTTACAGTAGACTATACAGATAGTGACATAGCAGATGATGCAGCTCAACATAAACAAAGTCATGTGCTACAACTTACAGATGCAGGAGAATGGACAGGAAATATAGTCGCTCTACCTAATAATCGAGTAAGAGCCACAAGTCCTGCTTTATGGGAAACAGGAGAGGGTGCGCCAGATTTTAAACCAAGTCAACACCTTCATGCTGCTGAAATACACAATAGCTACCTTGACCCAAGAATAACTTTTGATAATCTATATGCACAAGAGGAGAATGAATCATGAAAAAAATAGATAAGGAAGAAAATCCTGGATTAGCTAAACTTGCAAAAAAAGCACCAGAGGTTGTAAACAAAATGGGTTATTCTACCACTGGTTTTAAAAATGGAGGAGCGGTTATGGTTAAAACAAATCAAAAACCGCACATTGGCTAAATGGCTAGAAAAAGAAGTCCTGCTTGGCAAAGAAAAGAAGGTAAGAACCCTAAAGGTGGTTTGAATGCAAAGGGCAGAGCTTCTTATAATCGATCTACTGGTGGCAAATTAAAGCCGCCCGCACCTAAACCTAAGACAAAGAAAGATGCCGCTAGAAGGAAGTCTTTCTGCGCTAGAATGAAGGGTATGAAGAAGAAACTAACGTCCAAGAAAACGGCTAGAGATCCAAATAGTAGGATAAATAAGTCATTAAGAGCTTGGAATTGTTAAATGGATGTTGTAAATTTTGCAAAATACCTATATAAGAAGATAGAACAGCGTGAGCAAGATATCTCAATGGTGTTAATAAGTGGCGGTGTACAGAATCAAGAGCAGTACCGTCAATTAGTGGGAGAGGCACAAGGACTCTCTTTCGCTAAAGAGGAAATCAAGTCCTTGCTGGAGAACAACGCAGACTATGACGAAGACACTTTACGTTCCTGATCATGTGGCGCAAAAAATAAACAAAGAAAAGAAAAACAACGTTGATTTAGACAGCGCATACGTAGATCCTAAAAACAAAGTTTTAGATCCTAGCTTATTAGATAAATCTTTGATAGATAGACTTCCTCAACCTACGGGGTGGAGGTTGTTAGTTATGCCTTATCAAGGTAAGGCTACAACAGAAAAAGGGTTACATATTCCCGATCAGATTAGGGAAAGAGAAGCATTAGCTACTGTTGTGGCTTATGTTTTAAAGATTGGCCCTTTAGCCTATAAAGATCCAAATAAATTTGGAGAAGATCCAAATCCTTGGTGTTCAGAAGGAGAATGGGTTTGTATAGGAAGATATGCTGGATCCAGGTTTAGAATCGAGGGCGGTGAAGTTCGTATTATAAATGATGACGAAGTAATTGCTAAAATTTTAGAGCCAGATGATATTAAACACGTTTAAGGATATATTATGGAACAAAAAGTAGAAGTTGAAGAGGAACAAGAGGTTGAAATTAAAGTTGAGGAGAATCCTCCTGTGGATTCAGATACAAAAGATAATGTTACCTCTGCGCCTGAAGTGGTGGTTTCAGAAGAGAAACCAGAAAATAAAGAAGAAGAATTAGATGATTATAGTAAGAGAGTTCAAAAACGAATAAAAACTCTTACAGAAAAATATCGTAATGAAGAGAGAGAAAGAGAAGAAGCTACACGTTTCGCTGCTACTGTAAAGGCAGAAAATGATGATCTGAAGAAGAGATTAGCTAATTTAGATACAGGCTATCTTAATGAATATGGAACTAGATTAGAATCTCAGCTTTCTTCTGCTAAACAATTATTTAAAGAAGCCAGAGATGCTGGCGATTCAGAGAAAGAATTTGAAGCACAACAAGCTTTAGCTAAAATAACTGTTGAACAAGAACGTTATAGATTAGCTAAACAAAGACAAGAACAGAACAAAGTTGAGGTGCAAAAAACACCACAACAACAGACACAACAATCTCAACCTCAACCTCAACCTCAACCTCAACCTCAACCTGATGAAAAAGCCAAAAATTGGGCTGAAAAAAATGAATGGTTTGGTCAAGATGAAATCATGACGTATGCGGCTTTCGGTCTTCATAGAAAATTGACCGAAGAAGAAGGGTTTGACGCAAAGAGCGATGAGTACTATAATGAGATTGATTCAAGAATGAGAACAGAGTTCCCACACAAGTTTAAGAACTCAGTTCCTAAAAACGGGGGAAGCACCAGAGTCGCATCGGCTGATACTTCCGCATCCCGCACAAAAAATACCGGGCGCAGGACCGTCAAGCTATCTCCTTCGCAAATTGCTATTGCGAAGAAACTTGGTGTTCCTCTTGAAGAATATGCAAAATATGTCAAAGATTGAGGATTATTATGGCAGATAGAACAGAACGGTCATCACAAAGTCGTGAAAAAACTACTAGAAGAAAACCTTGGGCCCCACCAAGCAGATTAGCTGCTCCTGTAGCCAAAGAAGGGTATAAACATCGTTGGATAAGAACATCCGTTAGAGGCGAAGACGATTCCATAAATGTTCACACAAAATTACGTGAAGGTTGGGAAGCTGTTCGTAGTGACGAATATGATACTAATGATTTTGCTACCATTGAAGATGGCAAACACGCAGGAGTAATAGGAAATGGGGGCCTAATGCTCGCTAGAATACCTGAAGAGACAGCAGAAGAGCGAACCGAATATTACCGGGGTCGGACCCGAGAACAGATGAAAGCTGTAGATCAGGACTTAATGAAGGAGCAACATCCTTCAATGCCGATTGAAAATAGTCGGCAAAGTCGTGTAACCTTCGGAGGTCGCAAAGGTGACTCCGAATAAATTCATTTTGCTATAGGAGATAAAAATGGCAAATTCTAATGGAGCCTTCGGTTTAAGACCGATTGGAAAAATTGGTCAAAGCACCAACTCTAATGGTTTGACCGAATATCGCATAGCCTCTGATAACTCTAATCCTATTTTTCAAGGTATGGCTGTCATACCTCTGGCTACTGGATTTATAGATGATCTACAAGCAGCAGCTGGTGGAACAGTTTCTATTGTCGGAGTTTTCAATGGTTGTGAGTATGTTTCGTCAACCACTGGAGAAACAGTATTTTCAAATTTCTGGCCAGGTTCTGGTGCAGACTCGAACTTTCCTGTGAGAGCTTT